TAGTTGTAGAATTAGAAATTTTAGCAGCTATTAAATCAGTATCTGCACGTCCATATCCACCTTTATAGGATACATAAACTATAGATTTAGTTGTATCAACAGAATTAATCGTAACATCCAATGTAGCTAAGTTATAATAACTAAAACTACCTCGCTGAATCGACTTAATATTTCTTACACCACTTGGTACAGGCCTGAGAAATCCATTAAACATTAAAAATCACTCCCAATACAGGCCACCGCCCAACCAGTTGCTACCGTTGTCCCAATACACCCATACAACTTATAACCCGCCGGCAAGGTGATGGCTTTGTTGTCATCTGGTTTCAACACCTGCACCGCAGTTTGTCCTGCAATCTCGCTGATGGTAATGGCTGCCAAACTCACATCAAAGGTTAATACATTGTTGGCTGCCGTTGTATTGGCACTTCCATTGTTGATGAGGATTCGCAATGCACTTGCCACATTTGTTCCCAGCGGTACTGCTTTAATCTCATCTACCCTTGCTCCATTAGCCCCTGCTGTAAATAAAAGGACAGCTCCTTCTGCTGTTCCATCGTGATTCTTCGCTGCCGTTNCGTCAGCAGTTATAACCTTCCCCCAACTCACATTAGGTGTTAATGGAAATATCGGTACTGTATTTGCTGGCATATTAAAACCCTCCTAAGTTTTGATAAGCATATACTTTGGTTAAATTCCACAGTGTCCTCTCTTGAGCCGACATGTGTATATCTGCATCTGCAATGTGGGTGGCAACTCTTTCCTTGATCTGTCCTGCTGTGTCAGATAACTTTGCATCAGTAAGTGACCCATCAATAATTGCTCCTGCAACATATTCCTGCATTTCTTCAATACTGGCAAACTTAGCATCAGCCTCAACTTCTGTATAATAATCACTATCGTGATCATGAATTGAAAATGCTGCAAGAAGAGCGTTTTCACCACTGACTAACTCATTAATCTTGTCAACAATTTCATCATTATTTTGATCAAATTGTTCTGGGTCAATCGTAGCTCCAACTACAAAGTTAGGATAACTTATAACCAGACTGTCAATTGCCATATCATCACCTCTTCCCACGCATTTCATAATCACCATTAACCTGACTGATTTTCATACATTGGTTGATGTTGGAAAATAACACCCAGACATAATCAGTGTATAAATAATACTCTTCAGTCGAGGAGACGTAGACACACAACCCCTCATATTTAACAACAACATCATCAAGGTCAGCCACATTACTCACCGTAGAAATAACATCATAACTACAAGACAATTTCACCCTTAAGTTCTTTCCACGCTGCCCAATGTGAATAGGTAATGATTCAAAAACACTACGGTTAATAAATCTATCACCCCAAATAGCAATACCCCAGCGTGATGTGCTGTTTTCAACAACAAGATTGCTGGAAGAATCACCATAGTCAATCTCAAATAACGCATTAATATTTGAGGGATAATCATCAAAGACATGAGCAATAATAAAACATTCACGAAAGAACTTATCATTACTGGCATTATCCATATCGAGCACTTTGCCGTACCAATAGGAACAATAAGGTACTCCAAAATCAAGATAGTTTTCTTCATCAAAGGTGGCCACTGTACCATCATCCTTACCCCAAATCAACGCCCCATCTTTAACATAAAACACCTTGGCATTAAGATTCTTATAGACAGACCAGGCTTGTTTGCGATAGGAGTACACCAGCACTTTGTCACCAATATTTACATACCAAAGATCATCAAGGAAATAAGAACAGGCAGTTTCCAAGTCAGCAAGAGTGACACTGATAGGAGTTTCCTTGATATCCACATCCTTAGTGAGAATAATAGTTGCCAAAGTCTTAGTATCTTGTTTGATACTGGATAAAGAGTAGGCATTACCATCACTGCCGAAGAAGAACAGATAATTGTGAGCAACTTTCATACAGTCACTATTGGCAACCCCTGTGTGCGTGTTCAGCTTCTTTAAGGCGAACGTTTCTGCCTCAATATCAGTTCGGTTGGTGTCACCTGTTATGATGTGCACATCTTCACTACGTCCCACCACCACAGCATCATCATAGACTATTAATCCCTTCACCATATCTGAGTTGGGAGGCAACTGGATAGGCAGGGAAACAGGGAAGTAGAAGGGACGATCTATTGCTGAAATAAAGACATTATCATCATCTTTNTCATCCCCAGAAGCAAATAATCTTCCCTTACGAGAGACAATGTATTTGGGACGAGCAGGAAGAATATTGGCCCCACTATATTCATCATTAAACTCCGCATCACAAGGCACATACCACACTTGAAAGGTAGTATAGTTTACATTTAACACTCCTTGTGTATGAGGTGCTGCCAACCTTGATGCACCAAGATCGGGACTTACAACTTCCATAAAACAATAATCATCAATTGCCGTACCTGTAACTTCTTCATAAGTGGAATCAATTTGGGGCCACTTACCATAGGCATACATTTTGTTCCCATCAACAAAAATGTAATAACCCATGTGATTAACACCTTTTACCCGACCAGTAATAAGAGCCAGTTCTTCACTCTCAACATATAATTTTCCATCACTTGCTCGAAGTAACACATTCTGATCATTATAAGGACGGTACTCATCAAGGAAAGTAACTACATTTCCTGAACTTACAGAAATAAGGCTTAATCCTGCATGAGTGACGTTTTCAAGAACATCACCGTTAGCCATACCGTGCCCCGCCATAGTAAGCATATCAGGTGTACCAACGTCAATTGTGTCAGCACCTAATGAAGTAAAAAGCTGTATAATATCACCTGCAACTTGACCAACAATAGCAGGTTTAACAGTAACGGTGTCATCATTTACCTTGGTCACCTTGGCTACACGATTTTGTCTAATGGTATTGACAATCACATCACCCGTACTCATGCCGTGAGCAGTGATTTTAAGAGTGGTACGACCAGTGCCAGCAACAGCCACCTTCTCTTCTGAAGGAGTATATTTGTTCACCGTATCACCACTTGTTTGCCCAACAATAGATGTATCAAGAAGAATGGTTTCAACAGTGCTGATTATTAAATCATCATAAAGTTTTTGGCCAGGTCTTGTTGTCATTAAAGTATCATCAGAAAAGGCCATATTCATTACCGATGAGGCTTGGTTATTTTTTAATTGATCAGACCTGTTGTTTAAGCCACCTGCAAACTCTTTCATGGAAAAAGTGTACACTTCATTAGGAGAGGGGGTGTTACGTTGAATATAAGCCATTACATTATCCTCTCCCTTCTAAACATACACATAATCAATGAAATGATCTTCAGTTTCATCCTCACCATAGTAAGCATCAAGGTCAATGTATTCGGGAGTGAAGGTGACTACAACTGCCACCCCAAGTGCATCAACAATAATTACCTCACCACATTGTATTTTTTGTAACAACTCATCCACCTTGACTTCAAATTCGTTCATCAAAGTGGTGGCTTGATAACTCCGAGTATCTTGTGCAAAACAACGTGCAGCAGCGTATAAAGCAAGCAGATGATGGTATGGCGTAGGAAGTAAAATAGGCACATCACCATTGACTGAAAGAGATACCATGCCAAGTAATTGAGGAACCAATTGCTGCAACCGCTCAATTCCTTCATTGATGTAGGCAATGATGTCATTTGTACGAAAGGCAGTGGCATTGAAGTCCCGTGTATGATTTTGAACACGAGAAATCAGTTCTAATCTGGTCACTGATTCACCTCCAATTAAAAGAGAGACGGAAAGGTAATCCTCTCCGTCGTTTAATCAATATTATTAAATCCACTTCAATACACAAGTAATACATGCCCCAGCATAGTTAGTACCATCACCTGATGCGAATTTCAGCATCATACTATCACCAGCAACCATAGACCTCTTTACCATCAGCAACAGCACTAGAAGAAACAGGAGTAACAGCTGTTGAATTCATTGTCCAAGGAGTAGCCAACATAACATCACCAGCACCAGCCGCCTCACCTGTATTACACTTCTCAATAGTAAGAGTGTCAGCAGCATCACACACAGTAATGTGCGTTTCATAAGCAGAAACAAGTTTGCACGCAGCAGGTGCTATAAAAAATGGTTTAGCAACATCGGCAGCGGCAATGTTGGGAAATACTACAACAAACTTCTCTCCAACTATAAACATACCTTCAGTCAACCCATCAGCAGCCTTATTCAACTCAGCAGTAGCAGCTGTAACTCCGTGCAAAATATTCAACTCAGCAGGAGTAGCAGTTACCGCAACTCCACCAACCTTAACCGCATCAACACCTATAGTATTAAAATTAGTTTCACCCATTTATTTCACCTCTCTTAAACCTCGATATAGAAGATGTATAATTCACCAACAAACTCTACAAAGTCAGCAGCAACAAAGTCCACAATAATGGCATCATTGCCAGTAACCACAGTACCAATCAACGCACCAGCACCAATGAAGATACCAGTGGCAGCCACAGACTGTGCAGCAAACAGGCCATTCGGATCACCTGATGTGGCAGTTGCCGTACCAATATCAACCGTCTTGGTTGTACCAGTAACCTCAGCAGTTGTAACTTTTAACAAGGCACGTGTAACAAGTGCATTAACAGGCAACGCTGCGTGCAACGTCTGCTCATCAGTAGACTGAATTGCCTCCATATCAATCTTCAAACATTTTTCCATATTGATTTCTGAATTGCCATTTTCATCAAAAAGCCCAGAAATACCTGTAACACCTTTAGTGTGAGAATAAGCCATATTTTTACCTCCTTATATTAAACAAAGGGGAGGGTGAGTTTCCCCACCCTACCTGATTATTCTTACAGACCTGTTGAACCCACCAACCCCCGCCAATCTGAAATTCCGTACGAATACCTCATATAGCCTCTGTACTTTTGAACAAACGTGTCGAAATCCTCTTCCCACTTAAACTCAGGTCTCACTCGCCAGAAGAAATTGAGTTCATGTCTCATACCATCTTGCAAGTACCAAGCAGTATCGCTACCACCAGCAGCAGTAGAAAGATAATCCATAATTACAATTTCTAATCCAGCACTTCGCAGGTACTCATTAGTATCATTGTTGGCACTACCTGGAATCAATGCAGAGTGTAACAATCTGCGTGCAGTATCCTCAAGTGCAGGTGGAATAATCAACCTTGTAGCCTTAAACTGAACCAATCCGCCAGCTTCATCGACAGTTGCCCGCATCAATTGGAGAGCTAGTTTAAGAGCGGTGTCGGCCAAAGCACCAGTGGTAAGGTTGTCACCAACGCCAGCACTGTCAAGCAATGGGTGGCTATTGGAAAATAGAGCCTGACCATCATAGATTGCAGTATCCCCAGCAACACCATGACCATTGGTTACAAANCCGTGAATCANAGGATTCATTGCATCCTTCTCAACCTTAGCTCGTCCAGCACGTGCCATAGCTTGTGGGAGTTTTTCCATTTGACGATATTCTTCATCGTCATACATTTCACGCGTAACAATGAAACCCTGGGTAAAGGCATCATGGGTGTACGTGCGATCTAGACCAGGAGAGAGAGTTTTATAAGATACGGTGTCAAGATGAGACTCTCTTTTATCCCAATCCCCAAAAGCACCCATACCCCAATCACGTTCAATAGCCTTAGTGGAATTGGCAACGTTATAAACCTTGGAAAATTGTTCAGGCAACTCNTCATAAGTCTCGAAGAAGATNTTCCTC